CCGAACAGACGAGAGTTTATGTCCCTGAGCACAGAGCTCATAGGAGTAACTACTCTCTCTAGACCTTTAGGGAGATGTATCTTATTAATACCAAGGCCAGCCTTAATCTTGTTAGGAAGTAACGCTAGCTTCTCACCTGACAGGTCAACCTCTTTGTTGAGTTTATCAGTAGCTTTCTTTACGCTCTTGAAGGTCATGCCTGTCTTTTCTAGGGCACGTAGAATAGCTGGTCTGTTAGGGTCAGCTAACTTAGGGTTAACGTAACCCTTACGGACATTCTTAGTGACCTCATCTTCTAGTATAGCTAGTGTCTTGCTCATGGTCTTATCATAGCCCTTGGCCTCTATCCTAGCTATCTGCCAGAACCCGAATGCTTTATCTAGGCCAGCAGCAGCAGTCCTTGTAGCCCTGCTCTTAGTGCTACTTGGTTCTTGTCTACGTCAGTTAGCTCAGCACCTTCATTAGTCTGTTGAGCTACCTCAGTAACACCACCAGCAGCGCCTTCCGCAGCGAATATCTTAGTGAATCTAGCCCACGTATTAGTAGCACCACCGACAGCCAATAGACTTATGTTAATAGGATCAAGGAACTGAGTAGCTACTTGAGCTGTTATATCAGCCGCAGAGTTCTCCTCAGGAGCATTGATAGCCCTAGCATAAGCCTCCGTAGAGAGCTCTCTCTGTCGTGCAGTCTCTTGTTTACTTAACTGCTTGAATCCTTGGAAGGTCCCATTAGAGTCATACTGAGGAGCCAGTGCTTCCTTAGTATCAAAGAGTGCTCTACTGAGAGCTACTACAGGAGCGGCCCCTGAGTTAATCTTTAGTGCCTTACCTACATCCGTAAGGAAGTCACCTGACTTCTGTAAGATACCGGGGTCATAGCCCTTAACAGAACTAAAGCCATTAGCTTTATTGTACTGTTCATATATCTGAGCATTAGTAGCAGACTTAGGCACACCTCTTACTATGTAACCGTCCTTCATTTTGACATCTTCTAGCTCTTGCTCATCCTCAGGCCCCTTAGGTATCTCCACGCCTCTACCTATAGAAGTGGTAGTCTGCTTAAAGGTTACCTCACTCTTGCTCTTATCTTTAGCCGTACTAGTAGTACGGGCTGGCTGCTTAAGCGCAGCTCTCTGGGGCTTAGTGTCTACCCCAAAAGAAGCCGCTATAGGGTTTTTATCATCAACAGGCATTGTTATAGTCTCTCGTCTATACCAGTCATAGTAGTAGGCTCTTCACTAAGAGCATCCTCTAGGATGGCACGTGAACCAAAGGCCTCAGCATTGAATCTAATCTGCTCATTCCCTAAGTCGAATAGTGCATTGTCTCCTTCTACCTCTAGGTAGCCCTGCATCTCCTTGAACACTTCTGAACGTAGTTTGTTCTCATCAAGAGGGGTACTACCTTTCTGCTTGTTAGCGTTAAGACGTGACCGTACCTCACTAGCATGAGCTAGCAAAAAAGCACGTCTATTGTCTGGGTTAACGAAGTCCTTAATAGAGAATTCATTAGTCTCATTACCAGCAGTCTTAAGTGTTAAAGGATTATCAGGACCCATAACACTCTTTATGAATACGGTGGAGTTAGCTATTTGTGAAGGCGTAGTCGTTTTATCAGAAGGTATGACACCTGAGGTTGCTCTAGGCACACTCTGTAGAGTCTTTATCTTCTGCATAAAGGTCTTAGCAGCAGGAGTTAATTTATCTCTCTTATCTAGACCGAATATCTGACGAGTGTCTTTCTCCAGCGCAGTACTGTCTGAATTAGTTAGCTTATCCATCTGTGTAGCGAACTTAAGAGCGTTAGCAGCAGCCTGTGTCTCTCCATTCTCAGCTAGTACTTGTGAGGTAAGACCTAGATATTCCACTGGGTTCTTCTCTCTAGTAATACCCTGAGAGGTAGCTTCCTCATTAATAGCTGAGCGTATAAGGGAGTTCTTGTCTGCTTGAGCTGCTCCGGGAGCGGGTGCACCTAAGAGCTGCTTGCCTCCTTGTGCTGCCCCTCTACCTAACTGAGAAGCTAGTGCTACCCCACCTCTACCCGGAGATAGCTGAGCTAAGCCTAGGTCCTGCTCTCTCCCAGTACGGCCTATACGTGAGCGTACTTCTTCAGGAGACTCTACACCAAATAATCCAGCCATGTTATGCCCCTATATCGTAGTTGTTAAAGAAGTCTAGGTCAGCGTCAGAGAAATCAGTACCGTTCATAAAGTTATCAAGCCCTGTACTGAAGCTATTGCCTGAGCCCCCGGAGAAACCTTCTAGCCCACTCAAGAAAGAGGAAGTGAAGGCAGCGTCTTTATCTGATTGATTCTTAGAGCTCTCGAAAGCATTGCTAGCATTAGTCGTATCAGCCTGTAGGTTACCTCTACCTCCTGACAGGCTAGCATTAAGAAGACCTTGAGGTAACTGTTCTAGGTTAGTACCAGCATTGAAGGACCTAAGCCCCCTGTCTAGTAGATTACCTTGTACATCCTGACCCAGAGAGAACCCTCTGGCCACACGTTGCTCTTCAGCTAGTGCCTGTGCAGTGTATAGATTCTCTTGTCTCTCCCCACCTAGAGTACTATTAAGTAACCCTTGCGAGAATAACCTATTCTCTTGGTTGAGTCTATCCTGACTCTCCTTAGGAGCAGCTAGTCTACGTAGTCTGTCCGTGACGTTAGCCCCGAACTCATCCGGGTTGAACGAGTCCAGTTCACCTAAGAAGCTAGAACCTGCACCGAACAGACCTTCTTGTATCTGCTTAAGGCGAGGGTCTAGTTCTGCATTGAATGTGTTAGTGCCTTTATCGTAGTTAACCGAACCAGAACCAGAGCTAATATTGGCTGGGTTGAATTCTACTGATGGNGCTGAAGGAGTGTCTCCTCCTAAGAAACCACNAGCAGCGGCCCCAGCAGCAGCACCCCAAGGACCACCAGCAGCAAAGCCTGNGAGCCCTCCTTTTAGAGCTCCACCTATNTCAAACNTACNCATTAGATTCCCCTAGTTCGTTAGTTATAATTCTCATTATGAGAATATCCTTGAGTANTGGAGGTAAGTCCCACCAGACCCACTTTTGTACCAAACATTAAGACCATCCGACACTATTTGTGTGGCNACTTCCGATGATATAANAAGAGAGCGTCTAGCTACACCATTACACCTAATATGGATTTCAGCACTANNAGGGCCTGGATTATATAAGTTCCATACGCCTGCACNTAAAACTGTAAGGGCCTCTGTCGTAAGGAAACTCCCAGAANCTATTGAGCTATATATCTCAGCAGAAAACCTAACAGCATTAGGGGCTATTTCTGACGACCCTACAGCATTAGCAGCTATCTCATCAGAGCCTACAGCATTAGGGGCTATCTCAGAAGAGCCTACGGAATTGGGAGCTAGGTGTGTGGCTGTTATTGCTCCCGTAGCTATAGAAGTAGTATTACCTACAGAAGTTACAGGACCCGTTAGACTAGCATTGGTAGTTACTGTATCAGCATTACCTATCAGGTCCGCAGTAATGTTACCCGCTCCATCAGTAGCTATGTTACTATCTTTAATATCACCAGCACCATCCATAGACACTAGCCTATTGTTAGTGGCTGAGGCTATCTTGTTAGCCTTACTTGACCGAAGAAGTAGCTATACTATCATACTCTACGTTATGCTCTGCACCAACTATCAGCTTACTAGGATTACCTGAGGGTAGACTGTCCTTAGCAGCGAAGTTTGTGGCTTTTACATAATCTGTCATTAGGTTATTCTCCCTAGCTTAAACATTAGATTAGCGTACTGGTACTTAATATCAACGGAGTTAACAGACACGGTTATACCGAAACTGAATACTCTGCCTGAACCAGACGCATTGACTGAGAAGGTAGTAGATGTTGAGCCACCACCGTACTCAGCGATATTGTATTCTGCTGGGAATAGATTGTACTCTACTAAATTACCAGCTAAAAATGAGATTTGTCTACTGAGCCCTGAAGAAGTATAATCGAAGTCCCAAGACAAGGCAGGATTGATGCTGTTGTTAGCACTAAGGACGGCCTCGTACTTCTTGAGTATAATTAATTTAGCAGCTAGGGCTCTGTCTTGTACTAGGGTAGCTATATCAGTCCATGCTGACCTGAACTCTATTAAGTAACTGTCCTCATTATCATTCTTACCCGTTAGAGTACCTACCCATCCCCCAGAGAACCCAGCTAGCACTACATCTGTCTCTGAGTAAGCTAAGGCTAGAGGTCTTATTGAGTTCCACTTAAAGACACGTACTTCTCCTGAAGACACGTACTTCTTAATGTCTATATTGTACACTGTATCAGATGTAGGGAAGGTAAGTAAGTACTGTCCCTTGCTCTTGGAGTACACAGAGCGTATCTTATTAACGTCCTCTACTGCTAGAACAGAGATAATATCATCACGTACGTTCTTAGTGATGTCTCCCTGAGGCATCTTATTACGTATAATAGTTCTCTTGTAGGAACGTACTCCTGTACGAGACAAGAAGAATATATCCTCATCTATGTACTCCACTGAGTCTCTTGCCACACAGCCTATATCGTATATTACTTCAGCAAGAGCTAGGTTAGCTAGCTCATCAGCGCCATCGTAAACAGTAGTAGTGTCCTTACCAAATATAATTAGCTGGTTATTGAACGCACCAAGAGCTATTATCTTGTCTTGTCCACGTGTCCATACCGCCTTAAGTCCTATAGCCCCAGAAGAACCAGTACTGAAATTCTGAGGTATAAGTAAATCACTGTAACGTAACGTAGAGTCATCTACTGGGTCTACTACCCAAGTACGCCCATAAGCAGTAAGAACTTCATTGGACTGTACAAGCCCTGCTGCGCCTGCTTCAGCAGACAGTAGCGTGAAGTTACCTGCGCCTTTCCATATAATAGGGTCATGCAGTGCTTGATAGCCTACTACATTACCATTGAAGTTCTGGAACTTCCAGTTATTAGCTGTTATAGAGAGAGCACCTGTGATGTTCACAGGAGAGGTCCTGTCTCTGTATATTTTCTTACCAGCACAGAATATCTCTACGTTATTGCCTGTATTAGGCTTATACTCAAATATCTGCTCCACATCAGGAGTAAGAGTAAGTGCAGTAGAGTGGGACTTAGCCCAACCATCTCTTGCTCCTATCCTACCACTATTATCTATGGACAGGTTATTACCTATACGACACCACTCAGGCCCCAGTAAAGAGCCCTGTTCCTGTAGATTAAGTCCTTTTGTCCCCGGAGCAGAGACAGTAATAGGTATTAAACGACTTGCCATGTAGTCTCTTCCTCTTGCTTTGCAACATCTCTGGCTACAGCAGCACTCCACACGCGTCTGTACTCTTTCTCTGCCTGCACTGAACCATCCCCTGAGTCCTCTCCACGCTCTTTAATAGCTCTGTAGTAAGCACCTAGTACAACAGGGTTACTAGGTATAAGAAGCTCAGCATTGTCCGTAGCTAACGTCGCCTGACGTACCACAGCATTGAATGTTATTGTCTCTACACCACTAGGTACAGGGAACACGTCCATGTAGGGGTTACCAGAAGACACACCGTTCATGTTATAGTACATAGGAGAGCCCTCTGTTGAGGTCCCTGTTAACAGACTACGTTTGATGTAGCTATAAGGCACTCTCTGCATAACACTGTCTCTTGTGATATTAAGAGCTTGTATGATGTCATACCTATCCCCTAATCCTGTGACCACGTACCGTGAGGTAGAGGCCATAGTGTTAACACTAACGTCTTGTCTCAGATGAGACCAGTCCCAAGCATCTTCTACTTCGTCCTTAGCCTCATTAACTAAGGCCCCTATTAGCCTACTGTAGGAACTCTCTGACACAGAGGTAACTTCAGTCTCTCTTAGTTTCCTCAGTACTGCATTAATTAAGTTAAGGTACGTCATTATTTCTCTCTGTACTCGTTTTGGATGGATCTTCTACAATGCTTGCCACCCTGTTCAAAGAATATAGCTAGAGGTAGTAAGCTCACTCTACAAAAGAACCTACACCAGAAGCAATCCTCCCTCTCAATCTTTCTACCTAATCTAGAGGAGATAGTCTCTCCTTCATTCCCTTTAAGTAGTTCGTGGTTAACCCACTTATCTAGTTCTAGTAATGTCATTTAGGCATCTGAGTTACATATATTTGTACCAAGAAGTAGGCTAACCCACCACCACCCATAACGAGACTAGTCGCTCTTTCTATCCATCTTACTCGTGATTCATGGTCCGTAACAATCCTTGCTAGGTCCTCTATAATTACTTCCGATCTCGTAACAATCCTAGTTAATTCATTTATCCGTTTTATAGTTTCCATGTCGTCCACAATACCTCCAGCATGTTAATGTAAAGATTAGCCCCCGAAGGGGCATCACCTATTCCTATTATGACGGTACTGCGAAACCTACCATTGCATCGTCCCGAAGAATATCGAAACCGAACAATGTATCAAAGGTAAGCAAGTCAGCTAAGTACTCTTGTTTGTACTGAGTCTGAGCACGAACGCCCATTTGCTCAACAAGAACAGTAGCAGATTTATGGAACAAACCACCAATGCGGTCACTTGAGTCACCCTTAGGGCAGTTAGTACTAACAAATACGGGGATACCGTAGATGTCACCTATAAGGCCGTTACGGATGGTATTACCTTGACCTACTTCACCAACGAATGCCTGCTCTGTGAAACGTGCAATACCCATAAGGTTATTACGTTCAACAGGAGGAACAATGAAGTAACGCTCAGACTGAGGTACATCATTATCGTCCAATGTCTGGATCATTGTTCGTATACCTGCATCAGACAGAGCTGATTCATTAAGACCAGTGTAAATAGTAGAACCGTCACCTCCTGTTACAATCTTGTCAGATGCCCAAGTGATAGTCTGTGCAGCAGGAGTACCGGGAGTAGTATCTTTAGTACCTCCCTGAGCGCCCTTCAGCAAAGACAGCAACAGGTAATCAACCTGAGTAGCTAGAGCATAACCACCATCATCAGTATAGAACTGACGCATAGAGTTAAGCGCCTGAACAGCAGCAACGTCCTCGATTACACGTGAGTACTCCCAATGCTCATCAATATAGATAGGTAAATCCGTATTGGAATCAGCAATAACAGTAACCTGTGTAGAGGTAGCTTTAACAGAAGCAGTACCACGAGTAGGCTTAGGAATATGAATCGTGTCGCCTTTACGACCTGAGTGATTCATTTTAGTTACGTTGTTAGCCGCAACTAGGTTAGATTTATATGCAACAATTACATCATCTTCCCACTCTTCTGGGGTAAATACTGCGGCCGTACCGTCAGTTCCTTGTAATCGTCCTGTAATATGATTAGTGCCTAAAGCCATAATCGTTCTCCTTAATTAAATAAATAGTGTAGTAGGCTCTAACGAACTCTACCTTCTTGGTATGCTAGATGAAATTCATCAGCACGAGCATCATAAGCCTCTTTGTCTCTTAGACGGAGAGCACGTAGTTCAGAACGTCTGAATATTTTCTTAGTACTCGGTTGTCCACCACCTCTCTCCATCTTAGCTGCCTTCAGCTTATCCTGTCTGTCGTTATCTTGGTTCTCTTCATTCTCTGGGTCTGTCTGAGGTTTAGCATTCTCCCATTCAGTGAATAGTTCATCAGCAGCACTAAGGTCACCTGAGTTACCCTTAGTGTACATACCTGTACGGTATCCTGATTTACCTACCCATTCGCGGAAAGCCTCTTCTTCTGCTATCTGCTTATACTTAGGGTGCTTATTCTCAAACACAGACAAAGAACGCTGAAAAGCCTCTTTCTCTAGTTTTTCCTCGATAACGCTCACCTTAGAGTTAACTAGTTCTTCTGCTGCTTCTCTAGGATTATAGTCCCAGTCCACTTCAGACTCTTGCTTCTTAGGTGTCGTACTTTCAAGTTGCTTGCGTAGAATCTCGTCAGTTAAATTACGTAACTCACCTATCTCGTTACCCTGTCTAGAGATTTGCTTCTGTGCTTGGTCGTTCATGGCGATTAACTCGTCCAGTGACTTACCAGCTAGAGGCGATTCTTTCTCTTCAGTGACTTCAATAGGGTCTTCTACAATTTCAAGCTCTTCGTGTACTTCAATAGTCATATTTTTCCTTCCTTTCGGTTCAAGGAGAACGGTTATAGTCTCTTAGGAAAGAGAGCTACTCGTCCTGTTAGAGGATTAATCCTCGTAGTTTTTTGCTTGGTGTTGTCTTTCCCACTTCTGTGCTGCACCGGGGAAGTCTCCTGAACATCCATCCAGTAAAGCGCGAGGGGCACTCACTAAGCGTGTAGCTGTCTCACCACATGTGGGACAATCTAATTCTTTCATTGTAGTAGAGGTGAGTTCTTCAAACCCATGCCCTCTCTTACATTTCCAATCATATAATATCATTACGGTTGTGTGTCATAGGTTATGGGCATTATACAACTCCGAGCCTGCGTTATGTTCTCGTAGTCCTTATCTGTGCTGAGTCACCCGAGGTGAACTCGTATGCACCTATTGTGGGCGTAAGGCTAAACGGCCTGCCCACATAGTCCTTAGCTAAGAACGTCGCAGCTTTACCAGCATGGTACATTGCACTCGATGCTAGCGGTCTGTAATCAGCATCCAGCGTTTGCAGTGAGGTAATAGACTCGTCATTGCGTGCGGCTGACCATGTGGCATAGTCTACAGCGGCGCCATTGTAGAACACGTTACCTACTGTGGGGTAGTAGTAGTTTTTATTAAACAGGTTTTCTGTGTTAGTTGTGTTAGCCACGTAAACATGATACTCAATAGGGTCTATTGATATGTTGTTATAATAAGTAATACCTTTTTCACCTGCATCATCAATTTGTATTGATCTGTCACAACGATAAAACACGTTATTAGCAACTATATTTGATGGAGTTGAGGTTGCATTGCTGAAATTAACACCAGCCTTTATAGAGTAACCTTCTTCCATTATCACTTTATTGCCAGTAATTAAGTAATCCTTAGTAAGGCTGTTAATGCCTGTGCCGAACTGAATCCCCCTGCTTCCTCCAAAGAAGTTCTTAATTAAGTTACCTGTTATGCTTACATTATCTGACGCTGGTACACCTGTGCCATGCCACACGATTATAGCTGTTGCACCTGCACCGCTGTCTACTGAACCCGCAGCATAGTGGAAGGTGTTATTTCTGATTGCGCTATCTCGCAGAGATTGCAAGTATAATACTTCAGGGTCAGTATTAGTTCCACGCATAATTGCTACAGTATCTTTGCTTCCGTTACGCAGGTAGTATGTGTTGTCATTCTTTTCTACTATGAGCCTAGTTATAATTCGGCTTACGCTGTTTCGTACATCGACAAGAGCCATTCTACAATCTTCTGTTTTATTTCTTCTTATGAAGATGTCACTAACTGACCCTGTGCCGTTTAACATTATTGTAGGCTCTCCACAGGTATAGAAGTCGTTATCTTCAATAACGATATTACTTACTGCACCTGTAGTTGCCTGTATTGTGATAGGAGTAGAGGTGGCATCAAATTTTAGCCCCCTAAAAGTCACATTATTTAAGTCAGAAGAAGCAATATAGGATATACAGTTAGGNNTATTGCATCTGGCTAAACTGTGGTTGGTGTCCACCAGTGGGCTTGAGTCAGTAGAAGAGCGATACCACATAGTGACACCCCTGAACCAGCACCACATGCCTGCTGCGTTAATCTGACGAGGACCGAACATAACACCAGTTGTTACTCCCCCAGTTGTGTTATCCACAGGTACCGTGAATGTGTTAGTTGTTACATTAGAGACTATATGAGCATTATCTAGTCCTACTACACCGCCCGTTCTGTCCACTAAGAAAATATCATCACCAGCTAGGAAAGGGTGCCCCTCCCAAGTTACTCTCGCCGTTGCTGAGTTGTCAATAGTTACTCTTTTGCCCGGCACGTGGTCTAAATGCCTGTACAGGGTCTGTGCACGGTCAGACTCCCATAATCCAGTAGTTGCAGTCGAAGTTTTAAGTATGCCCTGTGCTTCATATAATAGAGGATATTTCGCATCTGCCGCCAACCAGTTGCTAGAGCTGTACCTCTCGCCTGAGAAGTTACTTAGCAATGGGAAGCCTGCACCGAACCCAACGGCCTCACCGCCTAAAAACGAGAGTCCGCTTAGTAGGGTTGTTACTCCACCGTCACTTCTAGCTCCACCCTCGAAGTATATGGTGTCATTAGCTACTACAGTTAAGTTACTTATCTTGGTATCTAGTTCAGTCAGTGAGGTCCACGCAGTGGCGGGAGATAATCCTGTTGTGTTATTTCCAGAAGGTCCAACATAGTAGTCAGTCATTAGCTGAATCTCCCGATAGCTGTTGCCCCACCACCTGTACAGGTTAATTCCCAGTTAGTTAGGCACTTACAGTTAATGATTAACTCATTACTTTCGGCTGGCGTAGTAGCTGTCTGAGCCCATGTGTAAACTGTAACTGCGCCATCTTTGATTACGATTGAAGTAGTCGCCGCATCAGCGAGCACCTTGTGTAGTAAATCACCAGCACCACCCGCAGTACCCAGCGTGGTGGCTGTAGTTACAGGCACAACCTCGTAACCATAATTAGGCTCAGTGTTTAGTACGTTATTTGTCTGGTCTTCGCCTGAGAGTAGTACCCCACTGCGCGCTATAAAGTTTTTGAATGTCAATCCAGTATCTAGCCATACATTAGTTCCGGGAGCTGCTGCATCTGATATGATAAATACCCCAGCACCAGCGATACCGCTCTGGTCAATGCCGTAGTCACCTAAGCTGAAATTAGCTGGGACATAGCTTCCTGTTGCAGCGGCGCTACCTGTTCCTGACCAAATAGCTGCGATACTACCACCACCACCCAAGCCACCAGCTACCGTCACAGCAATAGCAGGATTACCCGCGCTGTCTAGGTTCTCTGTGCCGTCTGCATTGAATGAACGCAGCTCAACAGTATTTATCTGATTTCTTGTTGTTGCCTTAGCCATTATTCTTTACTCCCCTTGTTCGATTGTCTGTCTAGTTCATTATCCTGTATCTCTCCCTCTGTCTTAAGTCTCTTAGTCTGTGCATCGAAGACTGAGGTGGAGGCATCAATAGGAC